AGCTACTAGAAGCGAGCTTCGAGGCACAAGAGGGGACGCACAAGATCACAACCCTCGCGATTGACTCAGGCTATCAGACCCAAGGCGTTTACAACTGGGCGCGCCGCTACCCCCTCAGCCGCGTTCTTGCAGTCAAAGGGATGAACACTTCGCGCGTATTGCTCGGCACGCCGTCTAAGACAGACGTAAACCATCGAGGTAAAAAAGTGGGTTACAAGGTTTGGCCCGTAGGATCGCACATCGCGAAAGGCGAGCTTTACGGGTGGCTGAGACTTGAAGAGGAGGAGGGCGGCGTTTTCCCACCCGGCTATTGCCATTTCCCCGAGTACGCAGAGAGCTACTTCTTAGAGCTAACAGCCGAGCACCTGATACCAGTCACGAAGAAGACCGGCCATGTGGAGATGCGCTGGGAAGTACTCCCTAACAGAGAAAACCATTTTCTTGACTGCAGGGTGTACGCACGCGCGGCCGCTAGTCTTTACGGCATGGATCGCAGGGCAGGGCGGCGACGCCCTGCGCCACCTAAGAAACCAGCAAAGCCAGAGCAAAAGCCCGCAGCCTTGACAAACGCGCCAAAGCCCGATCGTACTAGAAGCAAACGCCGGCCAATTCGCAACAACCGCGAAGGCCGCGGGCGGTGGATTTAAAAAATGTGGACACCCGAAGATCTCAATAATTTAAAAGCCGCGATCGCATCGGGCGCGCTATCCGTCCGCTATGAAGGGCCGCCCGGTAGAACAGTGACCTACCAAAACCTAACCGAAATGCGTAAGCTTTTGGCTTCGATGGTCGCAGATATAAACCGCCAGGCGGGCAAGTCGCGCGTGAGGCTTTCAACGCACCGCAAGGGCTTTTGATGTCAAACATACTAAAAGCAGCGCCCGCCCGCCGCCGCCCTCTCTTTGAGCGCGTTCTACAGTCATTAGCGCCGGGCTATGCGCTCAAGCGGAAGCAAGCATCCAGAGCGCTCGACGTACTCAGCAAGCGGAACTACGAGGCAGCAAACTATGGACGCCGCGCGCGCCATGTGCCGAGTAGTAGCGCAGACGCAGCCGCGACCGCCTCGATCCAGAGGCTCGCAGATCTCAGCCGAAACCTTGTAAGAAATAACGGCTGGGCGCGTCGAGCGCTTCAGATCATAGAGAACAACGTAATCGGCCGCGGCATAAAGCCCCGGATCGCATCGCGAGGCGCGGCGAATGCGTGGCAAGAGTGGGCCAACTCTCCGCGCGTAGAGCTCAGGGGGCGCGCTAACTTTTACCAGCTACAGCGGCAGATCGTGCGATCCTGCATGTTAGGCGGCTCGACTTTCGTGATCCGTCACGACAGGGGCGGCGAGCTTCGGATAGAGGTCCTCGAAATGGACTACCTAGACAAAAGCAGAGCCGACGATGGTATCGAATACGACGAAGACGGAGCCGCGATCGCGTATTGGCTCCACAGCAAACACCCGTCAGAAGCATGGGCGCGCGAGTCTCGGCGAGTCAGCGCGGAGCGAGTGGCGCACATATACGCAGTAGAGCGACCAGGGCAGCGCATGGGCGTTTCGCAATTTGCGGCCGCGATTAACAAGATAAGCGACTTTGATGACTACGAAGACGCGATCCTCATGCAGCAAAAGATCGCGGCGTGCTTCGGCGCTTTCGTCACCGATCTGGAAGGGGAGCCCACGCCGATCGGCACGGGGGAAGATGAACCTTACGGGGTCGACGGCTTCGAGCCGGGCATGATTGAATACCTAGCACCGGGCCAAGACATCCGATTTGCGACCCCTCCGAACGTCTCCGACAATAGCCAATTTGCGCGCACTCAGCTACACGCGATCGCTAAAGCGCTCGGCGTCACGTATGAAGACCTTACTGGCGACTATTCAAGTATGAATTTCTCAAGTGCGAGAATGTCGAGACTTTCGCATTATGGCGACGTGAAAAAATGGCAGCATGACATTTTGATACCGCAGCTTTGCGAGCCTGTATGGCAGTGGTTTCAGGAGGTTTCAGAGGTTTCGGGCGTTCGATTCAGACGCGCGCGCCCTGTTTGGACCCCTCCGCCGATGGATATGATCGACCCCGAAAAAGAGGCCGAAGCATATAAAAAGCAGATCAGATCAGGGGCGATCACGCTTGATCAGATGATTTTAGAGCGAGGCGGCGACCCGTCGACGCATTGGCAAGAATACGCCGCGGGCATGGAGCGCCTCGACGAACTAGGGATCGTCTTAGATGTAGACCCTCGAAAGACCACGGCCCAAGGCAACGCGCAGACAGCAGGCGCGGACGCCGCGCCAGCAGCCGCGGATGGTGGAGCCCCCATCGAAGAATAAAAAAACGCTTGACAGTCGACTGAATACACTTTCGTGGTGTACTTATGCCCGAAGTTGAACTTTTAACACGCGGCGCACTCATCCCCGAGACAGTAGACGAGGAGGCGCGCACCATAGACGTGATCTTCGCTACTTCGGCAGGGGTAGTTCGCCAAGGAAGAACAGGCGGATACGTCGAGAGACTTAGCGTGGACAATGACGCAATGGATCTGCGTCGATTGAACGCAGGCGCCCCGCTACTAAATGCCCACGAGGGCGCGTTCGATGCGCGTAGCGTTCTAGGCGCCGTCGTGCCCGGATCGGCGCGCGTCGAGCAAGGCAAAGGGATCGCGACCATCCGCTTCGACTCTGCAGACAACGACCCAGACGCCGAGAAAGTATTTCGCAAAATTAAAAGCGGCATACTTTCGGGCGTTTCAGTTGGGTACAAAGTGGGAGAACTCACAGAGACGCAAGACACCGAACGGGGATTGCCCGTCTATCTTGTTTCACGGTGGGAGCCTCACGAAATATCAGTAGCGCCAATTCCGGCGGACTTTGATAGCAAATTCCGAGGCTTAGACCTCACAACAAAAAAAGAGGCTTTAAGGCCCTTGGATAAAAATATAATGCCAAACCCACAAGAAGAAATTAAAGCGCCCGTAGAAGAGACGCGAGCAGAAGCACCCGCGCCCGTAGCCGAGAAGATCGACGCGGAGCAAATCAGAACTGAAGAGCGCGCCCGCGCTACCGAGATCAGGCGTGCAGTTCGCACCGCCGGCCTCGACGATCAGATCGCCGAAACCTTAGTTGATAGCGGGACAGCACTTGATGCAGCCCGCGCGGAGATTTTCGAGAAAATGGAAGCACGAAGCAAAGCCGAATTTGCCGGCGCTAAGATCACAGGCGGAGAGGACCTCACAGAGGAAAGCTTTTCACGCGGCGTCGAAGCTGCAATTTTGCACAAGGCGCACGGGTCAAAGTTCGAGCTTACCGACGAGGGCCGCGAATATAGAGGACTTTCTTTGGTTGATGTCGCCCGCGAATGCCTCAGCCGATCGGGAGTTTCCGTCAAAGGACTAGCCCGCGCGGACGTAGTACAGCGAGCACTAGAAAAGCGAGGTATGCATACCACTTCCGACTTCTCGCAGATCTTGGCGAACATTGCGAACAAATCGCTGCTTCGAGGCTACGCAGACCGAACCCCCACTTTCGAGCCGTTAGTAAATCGCGTTCAGGTTCCGGACTTTCGCACAAATACCCGCGTAAAGTTCGGCGAGGGCTCCAGGCTTGAAAAAGTAAATGAAGCCGGAGAATACAAGTACGGCACTTTTGGAGAAGACTCCGAGAACTACAAGATCGAAACATTCGGTAAGATCGTATCAGTCACCCGACAGGCGCTAGTAAATGACGACGTAGGAGCACTTACCCGCGTTCCCCTTCGACTTTCAGCCAATGCGCGCAAGCTAGAGAGTAAGCTTTTCTGGGATCACTTCTTATCAAACCCCGTTATGAGCGACGGCGTTGCAGCTTTCGCTACAGCGCACAAGAACCTCGGAACCGGCGCGATCGACATTGAAGGGCTTAGCAAAGCACGCGCGGCCATGATGAAGCAGACCGGGATCGACGGCCTCGAAATCGAAGTGGCCCCCGTGTACTTGATCTGCAGCGTCGAGAAATTGACGGAGGCCCAGCAATATCTATCTAATAACATGAGGGCAGGTTCATCGAACGAAATTAACCCATTTGCCAACACCTTTCAGATCATCTCAGATCCACGGATCGATCAAGTAGATGTGGACGCGTGGTATATGGCAGCATCTCCGACGGAGATCGACACCGTAGAATTTGCAACCCTAGAGGGCGAGTCAGGCCCACGCCTCGACACTGAGAGCGGTTTTGATGTCGACGGCATGAAGATCAAGATCTCTCATGACGTAGGCGTGAAGCTCCTAGAGTATCGCGGCCTTTACAAGTCATCCGGCAGCTAATTCAGAAAAGGATTTTAAGACCATGAAAAACTACATTCAAAAAGCGGGCACAATCACTCTCACCGCGCCATCGGGCGGCGTTGTTTCAGGGCAAGGCGTAGCAGTCGGAGACTTCTTCGTAGTAGCATCGGGAGACGCAGCCCAAGGCGAAGAGTTCGAGGGCGCACTTTGCGGCGCTTTCGAGGTTACTAAACCCACCGGCGTCACCTTTAGCCAGGGCGATCGGCTTTTCTTCGACGGGTCCGACCTAGTCGGCACCGACGGCGGATCAGACGTGGACGCCGGCCGCGTTCTAGTAGACGCGGGATCAGCCGCCACAAGCGTCATTTTAGTTCTGAACGGCTAAGATGTTTAATTCACTTCTGGCACGGGCAGACGATCAGGTCTTAAACATCTTGCAAGGAGGAGAGCTAATCCGCTTTCTCCCTCGCAATGATGCGCCCGTGCTAGTGCGTGGAATTTTCGACAAAGCCTTCGAGGTAATTAGCGACGGAGAAGCAGGGCTTATGAGCTTTCAGCCCGCGATCTTTATTCGCGTTGAAGACTTAGGCGCGCAGCCGATCGAAGAAGACGACCGCTTCGAGGTAGACGGCGCGCTTTTTGAAGTGCGCGAAGTGAAGCGAGACGGGAAGGGCGGGATCATGATCCTGATGCACACCCTATGACCCTCCGGCGTAAACTTATCAGAGCTGCAGTAGTCGCAACGCTCAAAGAGGACGCAGCTCTCCAGGCGCGCGGCGTTTCGCATTTCGTGGCGCGTTATAGCCCGATACCTACGCGAAAGCTCCCCTCAGTGAGCGTTTACACGAACAGCGACAGCGTAGATGAGAAGAGCTGGGAG